TGGCAAAAGTGTGGTTGCTACTGAATTTTCGAATTTGGCCATTAGGGCTGGTGTGAATTATCCTGCGTCTAATCAATTCCTCTTGTACTCGCATGAAGATTTCACGCGGAACAATTGCCTCATGGCTGTTTTCTACATAATACTGAGGAACGATACCATGGTTTCTTACTCTAGTTTTAGTTAGGAAATCGGTCGTATATGTTTTCTGTAAAAGAGCATCGCCTATATATTTTTCGTTTCGAAGAATCTGGTTTACATTACTCGTATGCCATTTGGTTCGACCAGATCCGTTCTTGATGCCATCCGCCATCAAGCCCCGAGCGATTTTAAGAAGACTATTGCCTTCGAGGTATTCTCGATAGATGCGCTTTACGGTTTCTGCTTCTTCCGGAACAATCACCAAGCGCTTGTTCTCATCTTTCGTATAACCCAGAAACCACTTGCAGTTGACCTGAATCTCACCTTGTTGGTAACGATACTGTAACCCCATTTTCACGTTCTGGCTTAAGGATTGACTCTCTTGTTGAGCTAGGGAGGCCATGATGGTAAGCATGACCTCGCCTTTGGAATCCATGGAATTGATGTTCTCTTTCTCAAAGAAAACTGGAATGTTCTTGTCCTTCAATTGCCGTATGAACCTTAAGCAATCTAGTGTATTTCGAGCAAAGCGGCTGATAGATTTGGTTATAACCATATCAATATTACCGGCCATACATTCTTCGATCATGCGATTAAACTCTTCGCGTTTTTTGGTGTTGGTTCCAGAGATGCCATCATCTGCGAAGATGCCCGCCAATTCCCAATCGGGGTTTCCGTTGATGTAGGATGTATAATGTTCAATTTGAGCTTCATAGCTAGTCGCTTGTTCATCACTATCGGTCGATACACGACAGTATGCAGCAACTCGTAGTTTAGGTTTCTCATCATTCTTTGACTTTCTGACATGCTTCCTCGCAGGGATCAGGGTTACGTTCGTTCCTAACGCCATTTACTATTTACCTCCGTTCTATTAAACTATAAGCATAAGTTGCTTGTTGGAATGGGTCCGCAAACTGCTGATTGCCTTCGAGAAGTCGAAAGCTAGTAGGGAAGGGGACCTGTTTTCTATTTGGAGAAATCTTGTGCTTCTTTAACTTTTCAGCTCTTTGAGTGCGCTCTGATTCTACAGCTGCAAATATCTCTGGATCAATGAGGGGTGGATAGAAGCCGTCCCCAAGATATCTTCTATTGCAAAGAATCTTGCCAATACCCGGGTGTGATGCTTTAGCCCCAGTCTTTTTTGCAATTGTAAGGAGAGAATCACCCTCCAAGTAGAATTGAAAGATTTTTCGGACCTGCGCGGAAGTGACCTCGTCAATTTTTGCTTTGCCATTCTCTATCTTATATCCAAAAGGTACGTGACTCATTCTTCCACCACTCTTTCTCTAAGAATCAAACCGCACTTTAGTTCGAGCCCCACCTCGCAGCGTGAGTAGACATGAATCTGTTTGACAAAGCGCGAGAACAGCTCTGCATCGAAATGTTCTAGCATCGATGCTTTTGAAACGAAATGTAGCAAGGCATTAAGTTCACTGAGGTATTCTTGGCCGCTGCTGATCAATCGGTTTATTTGCTCACATTGACTCTGTAAATGCTTGGCATCCGATATAAGTTGATTGTTCCCTTTCGTGTAGGCGGCGGGTTCCAAGTATCCTTTGGACATTAATCCGAGCAAGACATTTCTCTGCTCTGTTATTTCATCAAGCTGTTTTTCGAGTTTCTTGCGTTTTGCTTTTTCCTCAGCAGTGCTCATTCCTCGAAGACTAATCAGCAGTGGCTTAAGCATAATAGTATGGCCAAAAATGAGCTTGTTCATCATAGTAACAAAGGTATATTCGAGATTCGATTCCAGGATGAATTTCATGGAGCACATATCGGAATCGAATAGGTGTGTTGAACAGCACCAAGCAATTCTTTCCTGGCATTGAGCGTGAATACGACGTTTGAATTTACCTCCGCATTCAAAGCAAAGGATTTTGCCTGAGAAGGGATACCGATTTTGATATTTGGGATTTTGCTTCTCAATACTTTTCTCTTTACGGCGTTGAAGTAGGATGGTTTGTACCGCATCGAAATCTGCTCGGCTGATGATTGCTGGGTGGTTATCTTTGATTTGGTAGAAGTCCCTTTCACCGGTATTCAAGTGCCGCTTGAAGCAGGCATCAGTAAAGGTTTTTTGAAATAAGGCATCTCCTACATACTTCTCGTTTTGAAGGATTCCTAGAATCGTGGATGAATTCCAAAATTGGCTTCTTTTGGTTGGTATCTTTAACCGATTCAATTCCTTTGCGATCTTGCCAACCCCAAAACCTGCAAGAGTCATGGAAAAAATCATCCGAATCGTTTTTGCTTGATCTTCGTTGATCACTAACTTACCCTCTATGGAATCATATCCGTAAGGCGGGGATGAAAGTCTAAAAGTTCCATTTTGGAATCTTTGCTTGACTGACCATTTATTGTTCTCAGAAATGGATGTCGACTCATTCGCAGCTAATCCAGATAGTATGGATAACATGAGTTCGCTCTCCATGGAACCTGTATGGATATTCTCTTTTTCAAAGTAAACGAAGACATGTAAATCAATCAACCGTCTCACCACTTCCAAGCAGTCAGTGGTGTTTCGAGAAAAGCGGCTTATCGACTTCGTGACAATTAAATCGATTCTTTTACTTTCGCAATCAGTTATCAAACGAAGAAACTCAGGACGTTTCTCTTTCTTTGTACCGGTGATACCTTTATCATAATAGAGCCCAGCAAACTCCCATTCCGGATTTTGCTTGATATAAGAATCATAGTGCTTGATTTGTGCATCGAGACTAAACAGCTGGTCTTCGTCATCAGTGGATACTCTGCAGTAGGCAGCAACACGAAGTTTGGGCTGTTCTGAAGCAACTGAAGTATTTCTCTCAATTTTTGTTATCTTTTTCAATCTTTCACCCCCTTTGTTAGTGTGTCATATTACCTCTAATGCCTACTTATATCAAGTCAAACTTGGCATGATTTTGGCTAAAAGGGGAGAGAAGGATTCGCGATTCAGCTGGGTGATTCTATTGTATTCAGACTTAGAAATGAGTCCGTTTTGTAGCAAGATGCCTAAGATCTGTTGAGCTCGGTAGTAGTCCACTTCGCGCTGTAATTGCTCTTGGGTAATGGCGATTTCTTCACTCACTGGCTCTGAGAGTGTGGTTGAAATGTATTCCATAAAGCTTTCCTCCTAAGTAGTGTTCTTACTACTCAATGGAGGTGAAAAGCTAATTTGAACGAAAGTACAAAAAAAAGAAACCTACTGACGAGGATATTCTCGTCAGTAGGCTTCAATACTCTATTCACTTTTTATGTATGCATCCGAAAACCCAGCCAATTTAAGCTTAGTCAGCAGATTTACTGCATTGCCTTTTTCGCTAAAAGCGCCCACTTGAACTCGATATATTTTCTTGTTCGTTGTAGGCTTAAGACGCTCTTTCGCATCCATTCTAAAGCTGTCCATGCTTTTACCATGCTTCGTAAACCAATGACTCGGATCAGCATGATTAGATGCAATTCCTCTCTTGTATCCTTCACAATGACCAATGATGTCTTTCTCGGTTAAGCCATACTGCTTACAAAGTAAAACACAGAGCTCAACTGCTTCCAAGTAAACCTTTTGGAAGTAAGCGGCATCCGTCAAACTATCTTCACAGATCTCAATTCCAATATGGGTATCATTCGCAGCCCCTCCGGCATGCCACCCTCGGTGATTCCAGGGTAACGTCTGGTAAGTGCCTATCGAGCCACCCTTCAACTTACCAATAAACGCATGTACACAAACTTCAAGTCCCCCTGGCTTCGCTTGGTTCCAATGGTTATTATATAGATTCTGTCCCAACAAGCCATCATCTGGAGCAACATAGCGATTCAAGTAAGGATTATTCGCCCCTGTCGAGTGAATCATAATCCCCTGAACAGTAATCTTACGACCGGCTTTGAAACAATCGTTCTCGGTTAGGTAGTATTGCTTTAACTTCATACCTTATCCACCTCAGACGAAACTGTTCCAGCTGATGCACGCGCAGAGTCCACCAAACCTTCTCCAATAATATAGGCAATAAGTACTGACAAAGCAGAAACCAGTCCTATGATTTGCTCTATGGTTAGATTATCTACCTCAAATATCGTGAGAATGGCTGTCAAAAAGCCTGTGACGGCTGCCCAGAACTTCCGAGAAGACAGTTTTGTTACCCAATCAATTTTGTCCATCTTGAGACTCCTTTCTTACTTTCGCCTTCTTAATCGTGGCTAGCATCCAGAGTTCACCGGTAGTAAAAGCAAACCAGCAACCGATTAAGGCTACTGGCTCAGATGAGGTCTTATAAAAAATCAGCAACACTGCAGCAGAGAACAGAATATTGATGCACACCACTAAGGTCACAATCGCTTTTGAGAAGTAACCTTTATTCACTGGATTCACCCTCTCTTACAGAACGATTCTTTTCCAAAGTATCAATCCGAGTGTGTGCTTGCTTAGCCATTTCTTCAATGCGGATAATCTTCTCTCGATCTTCCTTGATATCAGCTTTCACTCCGGACATCTCTGCTTTGATCTCATTGATTCCTGCACTAATATGTTCCAACTTCACAATCACCGTTGTTAACTGAGAAGCGGCATTGCGATCATCTGCACTTTGGTTTCTGCGAATATTGGCAAGACCGGAATAAACTGCAAAGGCTAAGCCCAAGCCGGAAATCAGAAGTGTTAATTCAATGGTCATTTCCCTTCCTCTCTTTCATCTTGAAATGGTAACGGAACCATGAGCGGTTCCTACTGCCGAAGTGAATGCAATGTTTGAACCAGTGGCATAAGAGCCACCTCCGCAACCATAATAGCCTGAACAACTACCCCCAGCTCCATTTGTTCCATAGGAGTTGTATTGAGCTCCACCGGAGAAGCCACCTCCATGTCCAGCAGTACCCCAATAAATCCATTCACCGCAACTCCCGCCACCAAATCCACCGAGACCGGAATTGGATTCAGGATACATGCACCCCACTAACCCCGCATAAAAACTTTGGGCTCCTGGGCCGCTATAGGAACTGTTCATGCCATTGGATGAAAAGCCTCCAGCACCCGGACATCCTCGATTGTCGGGATAATGTGAAAAGCTGCGAGCATCGGTGCTCGTGGATGCATCACCATAGTTCACTCGATAGTCTGAGTTTTGACGCGCGCCACCACCTCCACCGGCTACCACCAATGGAATAACACCGCTTTCTCGGATGACGAATGTCCCTCCACCTCCACCCCCTACCAAAGGAGCATACCCGCCTGATTGTCCGACTACGATGATAAGACACTCGCCCATTTGTAGAAGGATCGTTGCTTGAGCTTTCGCTCCTCTACCTGGATAACTGGAGTAGTTTGTGGCATACCCACCAGCGGCCCCAATAGCTTCAATCAGATAGAGTCCTGTTTCAGGAACTGTCCACTTCTGATACCCCTGATAAGCTCCTTGGCTCAAGAAATCCGTATTCTGTGCCCAAGCTGCTCCACTATACGCAGCTTGCACCTGGGCCAAAGTAGGGCCATATCGGCCTGTAGCCCCACAGTTTGTGAAGACATGACTGGTGAAGGGATAAAGACCCGATCCTGGAGGAGTAAAGCGTCTGACCCCATTAAAACTAGAAAACATGCTCATCCAGTACACCCCTTAAGCAAACTTCGTCATTGTTCCAAGCACTGTATAGGTTGATGCCGCCGTCTTTATGATGGAGAAGGTGAAAATATTCAGCGCATTTTGTGCTAAAGTGGGTGCAGAACCCCCTGCCCACTTGATGGTTTGTGAGACCCCATTGATCCGGAAAGCTGCGAAATTGTAAGGCGATGCTCCCATGGTAATAATGGCTGTGATGGTCTTGATTTCACCAACAGCCAACAGATCGTCAATGGGGCCATTGACCATAGTTGGTGAGATATCGAAATGAGTGTTGACCGTTGCGGTCTTATAATAGACTGTTCCAACTCCCGTATCACAAGGGATAACAATGTTCGCGGAGAACGCACTCGAATCGATATTTATTTTTTCATTGACCGCTGACAGCGTTAGGTTCTGTTCAGCGGTCATTTTCTTACTAATCATTCCAGGAGATAGATCTTTAGGCATTGATTCACGCTCCTAACCCACGACTGTAATGGTATATTGGTTGGTCGCAGGGGGAGTGGCAAACTTGACTGTTACTGTATTAACCGTATCAAACTCCACATCGCACATCACTACAGCATAGGGTGCAGCAGTTTCGCGCAAAGTAACCACTAGATCTCGGGTGTTCAGGTTGTGGGTGAGAACATAGGTACTCAAGGTTCCATTCCCAAATGCCAAGCTGTATTTACGTGTATAACTACCAATATGGTTGTGCGTTGCGGTTGCAAAGGACGCAGGTGTATAAGAACTGGTTCTAAGTAATTTACCGGATGTTCCGTTAAACAAAGGCAAGGTTCCATCGGTCGCGGATGCCGGTCCAATAACAGCTCCATCAAGATTCGTCTGAATCACAATCCAGTCGGTATCGACATTGCCGGTTCCTGCACGATCCACAATGGCAATAATCAAATCTCCGATTTCGCACACTTTCCCAGCATAGGTACCAATATTAATAACCTTGTAACTCCAGCCTGCAGAATAGGTGGTGGGCAAAGCGGTAATGGTTCCACCGGTTCCAAGGGTCCCTTTAAATATCATCGCATCAGAGGCACTCAAGAGTCCATCGATATAAGCCTTCACCGCATCGGCTCTAGGAATGGCAGTGCTCGCTCCACTGAGTGTGGTTTCCACAGAATATCCTGCAGCTAAAGCATCTCCGGTGGTTCCGTTCCAAGTCGGGATATTACCATTGGTCGAGGATGCAAGTTTTTTGACTTGCGCATCATTGGTCACATTGCCTAAGCCGACATCACCTTTGACTAAGGTAACAGCTCCGGTTTTCCCAGCAACACTGGTCACCGTATTGACTTGCGCTCCATCTGCAACATTTAAAAGGGTAAGGACATCTGCTTTGGATAAGACTTCAGGGGAACCCGAAGCAGCTGTCTTACGGCCAATGATACTAGCTGTTGCCATATCTGCCATTTTAGCGAGAGTGACCGCTTTCGCAGCGATTGCTGTTGCACCGTCCCCAGTAGAGGTCACATCCCCGGAGTGATTAGGATGGACATAATTATTCGCTCCTTCTGCGACGTTAAGAATCGAGCGAACATTAGCTGCGGTCAAATCTTCAGGATCACCGGTGCCGGTGGTGATTCGGCCTTTCAAGGTGTTCACAGCCATATCTGCTAATTTTGAATTGACTACCGCATTATCTGTAATGCTGGTTGCTCCATCTCCGCTGGAAGTCACATCACCAGAATGATTGGGATGAACATAATTGTTTGCGCTGGTTGCAATTCCATCTAACTTGGTTTTATCGGCTGAAGTCATAAAACCGTTCACCGAACCCGTAGCAACACCATGAGCGGTTCCAGTTGCACCCACATGGGCTATGGGAGCTGCATCATTAGCGATTTCGGCATTCACAAAAGCGGTGGTCGCAATTGCGCTCGAGTTCGTTCCCACCGATTTGGTTTCCGCTAATGTGGGAGCTGGATTCAATAAAACAACATGAGCTGCTGGAGTGGGGATATAAGCAAAAAGATAGGTTCCTGGGCTTGGAGCTTCTCCAGTTGCTATATTAGTGTAACCATTAGTTTGCGTTAAGATTGGATAATCCGTGGAGTTGATTCGTAATGCCGAGCCCCCTGGGATTCCACCCGCTTCAAATTTGACAGCAAAAACAGAGCCGGGATTCATGGTTACTGGATTGACAGCAAACGATACTACCTTCGGATTGGTTCCGTATGATGTGGAGCAAATTCCCTCAATAATTCCCATGCTCGCCATCAGTGCGCCCACACTGGAGACTCCAGTTCCGCCTCTTGCAACAGGTAAAGTCCCGGCATTGATCGCAGATGCATCATGGCTATGAGAGATCGCCGCGTAGAGCGTATCAAAATAGGTTTTGGCAGTAGCTTTCACGTTAGCCCAGGTCAGCTTCTTTAAGAGATTCGATGCTGCACTGTCCACTAATGGAATTAAGTCTGCATCCACTGGGGTTGTTTTCGCATCAGCTCCATTGACAATAGACCCTAAGGTAGTAGGGGTCTCGCTGGGAGCATCGACTGCGTCCATGGCTACCCAAACAGTGCCATTGTAAGAGTAGGCACGATTATCTGTGGTGTTGAAATACATCTGCCCCTTGACCGGAGTGGCGGGAGCAGCGGTTAGTTTTTGTAGAGCTGCATTCTGCAGTTCGTTTTTGTTTAGGTCTATATTGGTTTCATACCTCATGGAATCACTCTCCCTTTAACTTAAGTACGCTTTACCTGAAAACTCTGCAGCAAAGCGGAGAACTAGGATGTTCTTACTGATATACTCAATCTCACCGATCACCAAAGTCCCTGCCGAATCAAGGATGGTCACGTTGGGATATTTATTCAAATTGTGCATAACTGTCCAAGTTGCACTGGAAGCTATCTGGTCATGCACATACGATTCCGTAAAAGATAAGAGCGCTGTCTTCTCTTGATTACTCAAGAAGACGCGCTCTTCTGATTCAACGATCATCTCTGCCGGATGAGTAGCAGGGTGAACATAGATCTCACCCGGAGGTCCTTGAGGTCCTCTCGGCCCACTTCCGATGATCTCTACTTGGATTTCTAAGGTCTTGGATTCGATGATCCCGATGATGTTTACCTCACTCATAGGTCACCTCTTTACTTAAGCTAAAGCGACTGGGAGGAATAATGGTCGTGACGGAATGATTTTCGATTCGATTGACTTGAATGTCATAGACATAATCCCCGGTTGCTAAATCCTTGGTATCCTCGTGCAAAATGTATATCTCCGCATTACCATCCACGAAGTCGGTGATCTGCTTTTGTAAGACTTTCTCCACCACATCTGCAGATTTCTTGATGGTAAAGTAGATGACATCCCCAGGTTGAAAGGGGACGGGATTGCCCTCAAGATCTCGCATTTTCACGATTAGGGATGCGGTATCTCCTCTCGTCATGGAGATGCTATAGTAATGGATAATCATGGCTTCCGTTTCCCCCTCCTCAATGGTATTGACTGACGTGTGCTGCGAGGGCATTGGCAATCGCGGTATTGATTTGACTGGTGGTGAGCATATTGCCAACATTTAGGATGCTATTGCCCCCTAAGTCCATGGTGCTGTCTATGTAGAGTTTATACCCTGTGCCATATGCTCCAATCGACATGTTAGCACCGACGGATTGGATCTTGATTTTATACCCGGTTAGCGTCCTTAAGAAGATCTCCTGATTGGCTGCTACATAGTCTAGAACAAAGCACACCGGGTTTCCATCTGCATTGGAGCGAATCACCAGACGATTGTTATAATCGATTTCCAACCGTTGACCGGTTTCAGATGTTCGAATCAAGGCACCTGTTATGGTGCCTCCATTGATTAACTTACCTGTGATCGTGCTTCCTGTTAGGTTCTCTGCAGCCACAGACCCGGCAATAACGCTGAGTGCATTGACATAAGAGGTCGTGATGGTATTACGCGTGATTTGCGTGATGTAGGCATCATCTGGATATATCGGTGTGTCGGTTAATTGATTAAAGGAAATGTTCCCATTGACACCGCCGATCAAGAGCTGGCTGGCTTTGACGGTTCCTCCAAAGGTAGAGTCTCCTGCAATATCTAAAGCCTTGGCGATGATACGACCATTGGTATCAACATAGAATTGACGCACCAACCCAGAGCCTTCATTGCTATAAATGCTAATGCCTTCGGTCGCATTCATTACGGTTCGAGCTTTGCCATCGCTGCGCTCTACCACAAATCCTTCCGAAGGGCCAATGCGAGTGCCGTTATAGACTTTTTCTTTTGCTACAGTTTGGGTCTCGATGCGATAGAGATCATTCTCTAATCGAGCTGCCAGGTTACCGACTTCAATCGAAAGATTTGCTGGGTTATATGGATCATAACTAAGACTAACGATACGTAAAGAAGACTGGATTCTCAAACTTGGATAATCTAACTCCACCACATCTCCCAATGCCAAGCTCGTTCCCCAATATACACCACAGTCAATGGAAACAATGGGATTGCCTAAATTATCCCTTTGTCGTTTATTAATGCTTTGTGAAATGACCGTGATTTCCTTACCGACTCTCAGTTCTTTCGGTGTAGTGCTACCCCGCTGTTGAACTAAGCTAATCTGAAACCCTTGAAAAACCAACTCCGCTTGCAGGTATTCTGCAAACAATCGCAAAGCGGCTCTGCGAGAACATGCTTCCTGTAAAGAGAAGGTGGTCACAACACTAAACTCGACTGTTCCCACAGAAAATCCTGTTCCGCTTAATAAGGCTGCAAGGATGGCTCCTGGTGTATTAGACATGGTGAAATACTGCAAGTGATATTCTGGGTTGTTTAAGCGATAACTGACCTGCTCACATTCGACTGTAACCTGCATCCAGCCATTGCTTAATTGTTCTCGACGTAGAAAGACTACGTCAAAATAATCCCCATCCAAAGAAACAACCGTGTTTTCATTCAAATGTTCTACTGCAGCATCTCTAGCAGGGCAAGTGAAGTCGAGGGTGTTTTCACCATTTAGCCTTTCCAAGCGTTTCGCTGATACTGCGGCTTTCAAAGTGGCTAAAGGGTTCAGGGCATCATCGCAGAAGATTAATTTGCTCATACCGGAATCACCCCCAGGGCTCTGGCATAGGATTGATTACGACTATACTGCACTTTGCCAGTGCTGCTCGTCAGAAGCTTACCATCTAAGGCTAAAGGAACATTGACCAGTATCATTGCATCTCCTAAAGCAGAAGTGCTGTTAGCTTGGGCTGTATTGAATCCAAAATCGAAACCACTTTGAGGGATTGCGTTGTTCAGCTGCTTTTTGACGTGCTTCATCTGTTCACTAAACCCAACACCTAATCCCTCGGCCATGTTTTCTCCTATCACGGCAAAGATTTTGGAAGGGGATCGAATGCCAAGCAAACCTTTAATCCCTCCCACGATGCCGGTAAAGAAGTCATTCATCTTTTCCTTTAGCCAAGCACCCAATCCCAGAATTCCTTGCCAGATACCTCGCACGATGTCTTTACCGATTTCCTTGAATTGAGGAGCGAATGTGACTAAAGTGTCAACGATGGCGGTGACGATGGCAGGAAGCTGTTTCGTGATTTCAGGGATTGCTTGCAGGATACCACTGATCAGTTTCAGCAAAATCTCCGTGCCCATTTTTAGAATTTCCGGTAGATTCTCAACTAGAAAACCTACAATGGATTGAATGATTTCCGGGATGACTTCCGCTGCGACATCGATGACCGTAAGAAGTATTTCCTTAATTTGAGGGAGGATATCTCTGACGGTAGCAATTGTTTCTGCCACTCCAGTTTTGATCTTCTCTCTGGCAGTCTCACCACCAGTCAGTAAACCGATTAAGCCTTCTACCACCAGATTGAATCCGGGTAAGACATCTCCCATGATGCTGTTCTTGACACCGGCAAAGGCGGACTTTAAATCATCCAGGGAATCCCCAAAGACCACAGCAGCAGTAACAGCTTCATCGCTCATCACAAAACCCAACTGACTGGCTCGGTCGATTAGCTGTTGGGTTGCTTCCGCTGTGGTATTCAATAAAGGCAGCATTTCTTGGCCGCTTCTGCCAAATAGGTCATTGGCTAAGGCGGCTCGCTCGGTTTCGCTGCTCATATTCTGTAAGGCACGAATCGACATTTCAAAGATCTCTTCTTGGCTCTTGCCTTGTACTTCGGAAAGACTGTATCCCAATCGCGAGAACATATCCGCAGCAGTTTTACTACCCTTCGTTGCATCGTCCAATAGATTGGTGAGGTTCTTCATTCCAGCACGGGTGGCATTGATGTCGATGCCGGATTGTGACATTACGTAATTCCATTTTTGATATCCTTCTCGAGATAGTCCTAAACGCTGACTCATCTTATCCACTTCGTCTCCAGCTTTGGTGGTTTCCATGGCCATATCAAAGATCGCTTTCCCGGTTGCCATAGCTGCCGTTGCCACCGATGCTGAAGTCGCCGCGAGCGCTGCACCTACGGCCTTCAGAGTTCCTCCCAGTTTGCTCCACTTCGACTCTCCGTCTGCAGCAGTGGAAGTGACAGCAGAAATCGAACCCTTGAAGCGATCCATAAGGCTACTCGTTTCTGCTGTCTGTGTTCCCAGATCATTTAGTAAGGTTTCGTTTTGCTTGACCTCACGTTGCATTCCGTTCAGTACCGCTTGTGCATTATTCAGCTTAATGGTCCAGTTCTGAGTACGTACATCGTTTTCCCCGAAGGAGGTAGCAGAGTTCTGAAGCGCTTCTTTGAGTAATTTCAATCGGTCTTTCTGAGCATCAATTTCCTTGTTCAGAACTTGATTACGAGCTGTTAAGGCAGCCATGGACTGATCGTTTTTGTCGAACTGAGACTGGGTCAGTTTCATCTCAGAGCTAAGCACTTTAAAATTAGCATCGATTTCACGTAGTGCTGCCTTAAACTCTTTCTCACCTTCAATGCCAATCTTGATTCCGAACTGATCGCTCATTCCATTACCTCCTTACAACACATCTCTCAAAATATCGTTAATGTAGAACTCTTGTTTGGGTTTCTTCCAACCTTGGAGTTGCTCGTAGATCTCTCGTTGGTCTAATAGATGCCCGAGCGGCATTAACCAAACCTCGCGTTCTGGTCGTAAGAGCTGGGTGACACCACAAAAGAGGAGCCGGGCAAACGTTTCAGAATCGCTTACCCGGCTCAGGCGTTTTTTGGTTCTTCTTCACTTTGCACGTGCTGCTTCTGACCTGCTTGTAATGCAGCAAGAATCGCTTCTCGATAACTGGTCACATCATAGGGGTCCATCTTCAATTCCAGCTCGTTTGCTGTTAGTAACGGTTTGTTGGTTTTGTTCTCTAGGTTCTCGATGAGGATACATTGATTGGCTAAGACGACAATTAACCAAACGATCTCGTCAATCATCCCGGTCAGGTCCATGCTTTCCAGCATCTTGTTTCCTAACTCCTCCAACCCACCATATCGAGTCGCGATTTCGCGGGTTGCTTTCAGTGTTAGCAAAAGTGGAATCTTTTCTTTGCCTAAAACGAGATAGGTCACTCTTGAATCATCGATCATGTTATGCACCTGCCACTGTTACTTGAGCTACGTTGGAAGTGACTTGCCGCACTCCGGCTGTTAGCACACAGTAATAGAAGTAACTTCCTTCTGTTAAGCTGGTTGGAATGGCGAAGCTTGCTTGTGTTGCTGAAGGGATTGCACTTCCACCCGAGTTGATATTCAGGGCATTGACAAACCATTGATAAGACAGCGTCCCAGCAGTACTCGTCGCTGTTACCGACAAGCTTCCACTGATGGACCCTTCTGTAAGCTCCGTTAAAGCAATCGGTTGAGTTGTGATTTGTATGATAGGAGCGCTGGTGTAATCCGGTTCATACACGGAAGTGAACCAGTTGGTAAAGACTAAATTCGGAATGCTTGGGTTATCCTGATCAGCTTGTGCTCGCCAAGGGTGCTTGCTTAAGCCATCCAACTTATTACGTCGTAAAATAACACCTTCGAGGGTGGGTGTTTGGAAATTAATAGCGTTGCCTTTGGTTTCATACGCTTCGGCCGGGATGCCAAACAGGACTCGGTAAAGCCAAAGATAGAGATATTTCCCGCTGGATTTCTTGGAGCGAAAGCCAATCGCTACCGGGCTTGCTTGCTGGTCGTTGGTCGAAACTAAGACCCCGTTGGAATCTATGACTGCACCGGTCAAATCGGCAGCAATGGTGGGTCCGATGTCTTTAATGCCAAAGCTGATCGTGCCATCGCTGAACTCTCTTAAGAGGGTGTCTAGCACATCATCTGCGTAGAGTTTACCTTCGATGGTGTTGATTTGTAGATTCGCGGTCATGGCTTTGGCGAGGGGGATTGGAGTTGCGTAAGTTTCATTGCCGTTTGAGTCTTCTGTGATTTTGGCATAAAAGAGATTGTCTAAGCCAATTGTGGCCATATTGTTATACCTCCCATGGATAGTCTTTCGCTACCTCGATGACGAAGTGGTGATAACCGGTATCTGCTTCATATCCTAGGTAGCGGCGGTCGGTGATGGTGATTTCTGCATTCAGCAGTGCGTGAATAATCTGATTCTTTATAGTGTTATAGTTCCCTTGATCGAAAAGCGAGAGTCGCACTTCTTGCGTTTCGTGTTGAGGTTGATTATCTGCATAGAGTTGAAAGGCTTCTGTCAAAGGAGTCAAAACCAGATAGCGAGCCGGGGGTGCTTGGGAGAAGGTTCCGGTTTCAAACGGCAGGATGGGTGATAACAAGGGGATCAGCTCTCCTAATAAGCTCATATCTGTTCCAACTCCCTTTGAAATTGCTCTTGCATGGCATCTAGGCATTCTTTTCGGCTACTGGTTTTGGCAGGCTTCAAAAAGGGTTTTGCGGCTTGATTGCTCCTGCCGTATTCTAAAATATTGGCAATCTTGGCATTGCTTGATCCATCTTTACGAGGTTCGGAGAAGCCAATCTTCACATTGTAATTTCCATCTCGATCGATTCTTGACGGAGTAGTTCCTAATGATTCTAGGAGTTCCCCTGTTGACCGAGATTCGCCTTTGGTCTGATTACCAATCACACCTTGCAGATTCTTGCGAACTTTGCTTTCTACGACTTCAGCTCCGGCTGCTAAGACTTTAGGGATGATACGATCTGTTTTTTCACTTAAGCGAGATAAGCGCTTGAGGAAGTCCTCCGGTAATTTGAAATCGACTCTAGCCACTGGATGGCACCACCTTTTTTGCGAGAACTTCCCAATACATCCCTCGATTGCGAATGTTTTCTGCAGAGGTGATTTCATATCGTTCCTGTTCGCAGAGAATGGTCAGCTCTGTGGTAATCTTTATTTCTGGTATGATGCGAAAGCGAAAGAGGTCGGTGGCTTCACTGAACGTTGCACGATTGGCCCATTTCTCATTGCCATGCCGACCTTCGCGATATGCTTTCACGGTTGTTATGGTCTGATCTACTTGCTGAGTAAACCCTTCTGCATCGTGAGTAATAGAACTGCGGATGATCTCAATCGAGGTGTTCATTTTTCCAATGCTCATACTACACCTTCCATTCCCGATCGAGCCGCAGAAGCAAATTGACGGTATTCCATGCTTGCTGTGCAGCTTGTACATTATCGGCAAAGAACCCCCCTGTGGAACCGTCTCTGGATTCATAAAAATGACTGGCTAACATAATCACCGCTTGTTCAGTCGTAGGCGGCATGAGCATCCCAGAGTAATATCCCGCCGGAAAGTGCTGGAAACTCTCTGCATAAGAAATCGCTGCTGTGATATAACTTTCCAGCAGTTGGTCATCCTGATCGTGTTCAAGAATTAGGTTGGCTTTGACTTTGTCCAACAAGACGCTCATGCTCATGCCGCCTCCTGTCTGAATTATTCTTGGTCATCCACCATGAGCCCACTGGTTTTTAGTTTGAGCAGTAGGGCATTAAAGTCCAAGACAAGCGCTGCGATTTCAGTTGCTACACTATCCACCTGATTGTCCATCACCGGAATTGCAGGAATACTCGGATAGGTTGGCACATATAGAAGTCCTGTTTCATCGACTTTGACAGGAACGGTATCCGTTTCTGCTTTACTTGCTGCTTTGATACCACCCAATACGGTTTCTGTGGCAATGGGAAGAATAAGACTAGGGAGCCCCGTAACAGAGGCTCCCTCTTTGATTTCTAAGCTTCCACCAATGACAGTTTTCTCTCCACCTTGTTCGGTATAGTTTTTTGCGTTATAACTCATGAAAGCACCTCCACTTAAGCCTTCTGCTGTAAGAGCTTGACTGCTTCTGGAAGGATGAGCTTGCCATCGACCCGTTGAGTCGCTACAAAGCCAACCTGGCCGGTTACAGCGAACAATTCGTTGAGTCGTTTAAAGACGCGTCCTTGACGATCGGCAATCCAGTAATACCCAAGGTCACCGAAAACAATACTCTTGGCTGCCGAGGCAATGGTCGGAACATAGGCCGAGGTATAGATGGGACGATTCAAGATGGTGTCCGGAGTGCCCGCTTGTAAGGAAGGTTGCCAGAGATACTGGCCTTGACCATCTTTGAGTTTGCGAATGGCTTTGACGGTAGAATCGTTCATGAGGAAGGTTGCTTTCTTCCGATAAGGTGCTTTCAGGGCGTAGAACAAGTCTAATACTTCATCTACGGTTATCGCGGTCGCGCTGGCTGCGGTTACCCCGAGTTGTGCTCCACCGGTTGCTGCTAAGAGTCCGGTGGGTTTCCCGGAACCGTCACCGATAAAGAACGCTTCTTCTTCCTTGTTACCGATACGACGAGCGAATTCAGTAGAAATATATGGTTCAAGTCTAAAAGCACTATCATTGAGCAGCTCTTCCGAGACTTTGATCATAGTAGCCAGTTTATAGGCACCGATGGAGACTTGGTTAAAAGCATCATCCGTATCGGTGATGGTGCCTTCCTCGTCAATCCAGGAAGCGGTTCCTTTTGAGGCTACCACTGGGATTTTGCGGTCTCCGGAGGAGGTAGTAATCACCTTAGCAAGCCCACGGAAGATGTTCTCTTCGGTTAAAGCTTCTACCAAGGTGAGCTCGAATTCATCCGGAACCAGATAACCACCTTCGGTATCCGTTCCAACTTGCAGAGCATTACGGATCACAGGGTCTAAGCCTTCCCCCGCTCGGGTGCGCATGGCATTCCAGAAGGCACTCTTATATTCATTGGAAGCTCGGCCGACTTTGTTCTCTGCTCCGGGAGTAAAGGGTCGATTGGTTAAGGGAGTGTTGAGTGGTTTCGCAAGTTCGCGATCTAGTGCTTCCTGCTTTTCTAAGCGGTCGATTTCTTTGCCGAGAGCGACCACTTCGTTTTCCATTTTTTCATAGGTAGCGACGTCCTCTGCTACCAGTAAACCGTCGGTGCCACGTTTCCCCTCTAAAAAAGCTTTGGCTGCTTCCCAGGTCTTGGCACGCTTTTCACGTAAGTTCAAGATTTGATTCATGGTGTATGTCCCTCCGTTTATTTAATGTGTCAATAAAAAAAGCCGCTTCTGCAGCGACTCGATTGGGGTAGTATTCTGTTTTGGCTTAAGTTTCGAGTAGAGTGAATTGGTCACGGCTCTGCGACTGAAGGCATAGGTCACATTTTCTGTGGTGATTCGTTTCTTCTCATCTTCCATAATCAGATCGGCAAAGCCCAATTCGATGGCTTTGTTGGCATTCAGCCAGGTCTCGGCATCCATCATGTGAGAAAGCTTGGTGCGAGATTGTCCGGTCTTAATTTCATAGGCATTGATGATGCTCTCCTTGACTTCGGTTAACATGGAGATCGCTTTCTGCATCTCTTCGCTGTCCCCGATGGCTACGGTCAAGGGGTTGTGGATCATCATTAAGGCGGTCGGGGCCATTTCCACTGTGGTTCCAGCCATGGCGATGACTGAGGCAGCAGAAGCCGCAATGCCATCGATTTTGACGGTAATCTTGCCTTTGTAGTCCATAAGCATGGCATAGATCTGACTGGCAGCAACGCAATCCCCTCCCGGTGAGTTTAACCAGATGACAATATCACCCTCTCCTGCGTGTAACTCAGCCTTAAAAGCTTTCGGAGTAATATCATCATCGAACCAAGATTCTTCTGCGATGACACCATCCAAGGTTAAGATTCGTTCTGCTGTATTTTCATTTTTGATCCAGTTCCAAAACTTCTTCATTCACTTTCCTCCGTTTCATTTGATTTGGCAAAAGCACCTGCGTCTTGTAATTTGGTCATAGCTCCATTGATGAGGTAAAGATCTCCGCCGAGTTCTGCAGGAATACGGTCGAGGTTTTCCAGTTCTCGGATATCATTGGCACTCATCCAACCGTTTTGTCTTGCTATGGCATAACCATTCATGCGGCTAACATAGTCTCCACGAAGTAATCCATCCACGTTGAACTTAATGAAAACCTTGGACTTCTCACTCTCGGTTAGCAGAGTCCGGCACATGGCTTGCTCCCAGCGAACCACCCATGGGTCAAGGGTGTACTTCACGAACTCCAGGGATTGCTGCTCGATATTGGAAAACGAGGATTTCTCCAAGTCCGCCAGCATATGGGGTGGCACACGGAAGATGCGAGCGATCTCGTTGATTTGAAATTTCCGAGTTTCTAGAAATTGTGCTTGTTCTGGAGAGATTCCGATGGGTTGGTACTTCATGCCTTCTTCTAACACTGCCACTTTATGAGCATTACCGCTTCCCTGATAGACGGTATTCCAACTGTCCTTGACCTTTTGTGGATCTTTTATGACTCCCGGATGTTCTAAAACACCACCCGGTGCTGCACCGTTGGCAAAGAACTTAGCTCCATATTCTTCTGTGGCAATGGCTAAGCCCACTGCATTCTTGGCCATGGCGATGGGGGAATAGCCTACGAGGCCGTCAAACCCTAAGCCAGGGATATGCAATACATCTGAAGATTGTAAGTAGACTTCGCTAGAGTTGCCTTGTGAGGAGAAGTCTTCTGGGTTTCTGCGATACAAATAGAAAAGTCGACCGCTGCTATCGCGATCGACCGTGATTTTGTTGGGCATTAATGGATACAGAGCGATGACCTCTCCTCGTGCGTTTCGGATAATTTGTGCATACGCATTACCCCAGAGGAGTAGGTGGCTCATGAGGGTCTCTCGAAAAGCGAAAGAAGTCATTTCAGGGTTGGGTTCATCATGGAGTAGTCGGTAGATAGGATGTTGCCAGTATTTTTCTTTGCCTCCGTTATCTGTATAGCGGTAAACGTGTAAAGGTAATCCGGCTACGGTCTCGGCTAAGATTCTGACACAGGAATAAACGGCAGTCATTTGCATGGCGGTATGCTCGTTGACCGGTTTACCAGCGCTGGTGTTTCCGAAAAAGAAGCTGTATCTGCTTCCCGAGAGCGTATCTTTCGGTTTATCCCGTGATCTGAAGAGATCTTGCAAGATTCTCATGGGCATCACTCCTTAACTCTATTTGTAATTAGCGTTCTAACTTGTTCTTTTTTGATACCTAGATAATAGATAATGGTATCAATTCTCTAATATTGTGGACAAGTATTCGTTCTAGTTATGCTTTACTCAGCAGATGATATATGATAGAATACATACAATATTCTCGTCACAGAGATCGTTGCTGAAAGGGGGATACCTTTGAAAAAGTCCATGTTCGATAAGTTGTATTTCATTCAACAGATGTTTATCCGACGGATAAGCACTTTTGATGATGATATGTATTATCAAATGTTTTGCTATCTAGCCTTATGTCATACTGGGATTAATATATTAGTAATGAGCTTCTTGAAAGTTTATCCCCTGCTTATCATCAACATCATAGGTTTCATACTCTGTGTATTCGCAGGTATTTCTGGAGATAAGAAGAATACAACAGCTATACACTTTATCGTTCTTACATACGGAATTGCGTCACTAATTGGTTCAGCATATTGTTTAGACGAGAGATTGGGGTTTCAGAATTACTTGTTCACACTTATACCAATTAGCTTAGTTTTAGCTCATTCTACCGTCCAGGATAATAATCGAACTTTTCATATTGCGAGTGCTACATTGCTTATGGTTTTTTTTAGTCGCTTCCTTTTTATTCATATAAATCATTCTGTGCAGCCAAGCAATATAGTTAGCGAACAAGCGAGCAAAGTAATAGAGTTAATAAATTCCTTCGAAATAATGGTTATGCTATTCTTAAGTGTATTTGTGTTCAGCCTAAGATTTGATCTAATTAATAAAGAGTTGAGCAAAGCAAATCTTCAGCTTGATAAAGCAGCAAATACGGATTCTCTTACTGGATTATATAATAGGCGTTTTTTACACGAAACCTTTGGAAGTACAACAAATAAGCCAGAAGAATTTCACGTTCTCATTTGTGATATTGATTTGTTTAAGAAAATTAATGACACTTATGGTCATGTAGTTGGTGACTCGATTCTCGAGAAGACTGCGAGTATTTTGAAGGAATCAATATCGGATTCCGATTATGCTGTACGTTGGGGCGGAGAGGAGTTCATGCTAATTGTTTTTGGCCGAAGCAATAAAGAAATTACTGCTTTGGCAACTGAGCTGTTGTTGAAGGTAAAATCGACAAATTTCAACTTCGAGGAAACAACAATTCACATCACAATTACCATTGGAATTGCTCATAACGAGCCAAATGCTGATTATGAATCCACAATAAAGAAAGCAGATGATCGGTTGCTGTTAGGAAAGGCTCAAGGGAAAGACATTTTTGTATTCGAAGCATAAGCAGTTCCCATTAAACGATTGAACAATAACATTCTTATAGTATTAATAATCCTCTCTCATTATAAACTGACTCCAGACTTCCCGCTCCACACCGTATCGCTCTATCCAAAGCCATGATGGTTGCTACAGCACCATCAATTTTCTCCGTGGATTTCTCCTTATCTGCTTTTATATTTCCTGCCGGATCTGTGCGAACGAAGATGTTATCCATCATCCATCGCAGAATCGGGTGACCGCCATGTGCGATCTTTTGTTCATACGTCAGTTTCATTAACTCCTTCGTTGGAGGAGACATATCTTTAAAACCTTGGCCGAACGGTACCACCGTAAAGCCAAGGTTTTCTAAATTTTGGGTCATCTGCACCGCGCCCCACCGGTCAAAGGCAATCTCTCGAATGTTATATTTCATCCCTAACTCCTCAATAAAAGCTTCAATAAAACCGTAATGCACAACATTCCCTTCAGTGGTCATGAGATAACCTTGTTTTTTCCAAACATCATAGTTCACATGGTCCCTCTTAACACGAAGATCGATATTGTCTTCCGGCATCCAGAAATATGGCAGGATATGATACTTGTCCTCTTCATCTAGGGGAGGAAACACCAAAACAAATGCAGTGATATCGGTGCTGCTGGATAAGTCCAATCCACCATAGCAAACTCGTCCATGCAGCTTTTCAGGATCAACCGCAAAAGCACAAGCATCCCATTTCTCCATCGGCATCCAACGTACAGCTTGTTTCACCCACTGGTTCAAGCGAAGCTGCCGGAAACTATTCTCTTCGGCGGGGTTCTGCCTAGCCGATTCAAACGCCGCTTTCACCTTATCCATGGTAACAGTGATGCCCAGAGAGGGATTCGCTTTCTTCCAGACTCTCGGGTCCGTCCAATCATCTTCAACTGCGGCGCCATAGATGACCGGATAGAAGGTTGGATCGGTCTTTCTGCCATCGATGATATCCAAAGCTTTCTGGTGCACCTCCCAGCATATGCTGTTTTGGTTATCTCCGGCTGTGGTAATCAGAAAATAGAGTGGTTGAGTTCTCGCATCACCGGAACCCTTGGTCATGACATCAAAGAGCTTCCGATTGGGTTGAGTGTGCAATTCATCAAAGACCACACCGTGCGTATTGAACCCATGCTTATTACTGACATCAGCGGAGAGCACCTGATAAATACTTCCCGTTGGCTGATAGATCAAACGTTTCATCGAATCCAGGATTTTCACTCGCTTGGAAAGGGCCGGGGACATGCGCACCATATCTGCAGCGACATTGAACACGATAGAGGCTTGGTTTCGATCCGCGGCACAGCCATAGACTTCTGCACGTTCTTCGTTGTCCCCACAGGTGAGTAACAGGGCTACTGCCGCCGCTAGCTCCGAGTTGTGCGTTGGCACCATCGATGGCCCGACCAAGTATTGATGAGACAAAGAATCGACCTGGATACACCTCATCGCTACCTTTTCATTGAGAGGTTCGATGGAATGAATATAGTGGAAATTGGAGCGTGTAGGCACAAAGGCAGATGCTTTTCTGTTGCATAGCTTTCTGCTAAGCTTGCTAACTGGCAAATGGGTAAATGAGGTGAATCGAATCGTGTATAGCGTTTCACCGGTTGGCTTATTATAGCGTAAAGATGGATGCTCTGTCATAGAGTTCTTGATGCCAAGACTCCAGAGAAGCTCTCTTACATCCAACGCGAGTTGTTTCTGAGTGCTGACATAGATGCTCTGGGCTCTCACCTTACTAATGCAACCATCGGAATCCATTAACCCTTGCAGAAGTTCCAAGCGCTGTGCTCGTGACGCTCTTAAGTATAGACTTGGTATCTGTTTATCACGGAAGGAAGTCAGCAAGATGGTTTTCAGAATGGGAATACGAAAAATCACACTGTCGCCAACATTCTTCCAAACAGATGAAATCTCGTAGGGTATCCTTTTGAGAACGCCAGATACATCACAGGTGCGTATCGTGATCTCCGGTTTGGTAGCACACCCATTTCCAAGCCAGTAACCATAGAGATAGGGGTCAACCGGCAATTCTGCATCTTTTAGCTTTAAAGCTTGTGTGACCGGTATTCTGTATAGAGATCGGAAAGGCTTGTTTTTGTGCTTTTCGCGATAAGCAAGAAAGGATTCATACATTTCTTGCGTTTCTATTAAGGCAGGTCTTCTTTGATTGTTGTTTACTTGAACATTCCAGAGGTGTCTTGCACCTGCCACAATGAAGCTACCGTCACCGAAGGTTAGTCGATATGCTTGTTCAGTGTTATCAATAGGGCTCAAGGCTAGGACTTGGCAGGGATTTCCCGTTTCATCAAAAACCAAGTCTCCTGGTTGTAGTTCCCCCATCTGCTTCCAACCATCGGGTGTAGGTATTGGAGTATCCAAAGCAAGCTGTTTCCCCATTTTCTTCGGTATCTCAATATATGCTGTATTGAATTGCCGATATCCATCCTTTTTCAGAGTGCCAAAGACATCTCGGATGATCTGCTCCTGCCAATCAATCAACTCGAAAGGTTTTCCGGACCAGGTCCCTTTGGTGTGAGACAAAGATTGGATGAAGGTAACAGCGAAATCGGCAGCAGCTTTATTATAGACCGAATCTGCCGCTTTGAAGCGGGTCGGTTTGTATCTTTTGAGCTTACGTATGGCTGTGTTCCTCCTTCCGAGCATTAAAAAAACAGAGCTTGCTAAAGCCCTGTTTAGTTTAGGTTGTGTTCTACTTTTCCTCTCCGGTCAAGATAAATCGCACATAAGCATTTTTGTTGTTTTCGAGAAATTCCAACAGCTCGAAATATCCTTTACGCAGCGAGATGATTCTGACTCTTGATACATCGAACATGTTGGTTTCACCAGAATCGCGAATATCCAGTATTTGTTTCTTAATGACTTCGGTCATTGAAGTTCAACCTTTCTACATAAGTCCTCGCCGTAGGCTACATTCAAAGAGCTACCACAGTCCCATTTCACCAAGATGCTACCAATGTCATCGACCGCGATGACCGTTCCCAAGGAGCCAATTGGTGGAGCTTGAGGATCATCCATTTTCAAAAGCTGCACACGCGTGCCAGGAGGAAAGTCTTTTCTGATTCGTTCTACTGTATCTCTGGAGGGAAATCTATTCATCTACTTCTACCTCCTGTTCTTTGTTCCTGAATGCGGAATTGCCGGATAGTTTGGAAAGGAGAAGTTTTCGTTCATTCTTGAACTCTGGGCCAATGAATCCTAAGCGGAGGAGAAAACAACGAAAAGCATATTTCTCGTTCTCTACCGACTTCTCGGTATCATTGACTCTCTTTTGGCTTTTCGCCAATTGGCAGAGTCCGTTCACAAAGTGAATTGCTGCGTTGGAGGAAACCGCTTCGTTCCCCGGCTCCAACTTGAACCAAGCAAATCGTAAAGATGTTACGGTTCGTTCAATTGGCAAAGAACTTACTCCCAGCGCTTTCTTAATCAGAGTCTCTTTACTCGCGACCAATCGTTGGAGGTTGATAAAAGCCTCTTCTGGAAAATTGTTCAACTGAATTTCAACACTTAGATCAGTGGGAGTTAGATAGGCAGGAGGTTCATCGTAATCCCGATAAGGACTAACCCTACCGCCAAGCGCTGCTTCGTAGGGAATGGGAAGCTCTGCAATCTCTGGTTTTGGTGGTTCAGATAGGTTCTCGTACTCCACTGAGGTGGCTTCAAAGTCATGCAACCCACAAAGGTCAGAAACCAGACCGGGGTTATCTGGTCCGATTACAGTTCCATCTTTCTCGACTCGGTAATCCCCGATCTCGTAGGCGAAGCTTGGTGCTCCCAGATACTTAGAGATCGTGTTAAGTTCTAACTCAAGGACAGTGACCAGCCCTTTACGTTTTGCTCCTGTGATAGGGTATTGAATCCTCATGGTTTTCACACCTTTCGTTTTGGTGTCCTATCTATCACTCTAAACTCTGTAAATAGCAAGTCATTTTTTATTCATTCTCCAGTTTCGAGATATCCTCAAAACAGTATTCGATACCATCTCTGCAAAGAAACACACCAGAAGAGCCTCCAACCTGCTCGATATAGCGCTTAACGATGACATCACAGTATTTCTCGTCTAGCTCAATGGTGTGACAGATTCGTCCGGTTTGCTCACAGGCAATTAAGGTCGAGCCACTCCCACCAAACGGATCAAGCACGATGCAGTTGGATAAGCTGCTATTGAGGATGGGGTGAGCAATCAAAGCGACAGGTTTCATGGTTGGGTGGTCTACGTTTTTTTTGGGCTTTTCAAACTCCCAGATGGTGGTTTGTTTGCGATCGGCATACCAGTTATGCTTACCGCTTTTCTTCCACCCAAAGAGCACTGGCTCGTGCTGCCATTGGTAAGGAGAACGTCCAAGCACTAAAGATTGTTTCTTCCAGATGCAGGTGCCAGAAAGGTAGAAGCCCGCATCCGAGAAGGCCTTTCTGAAGTTCAATCCTTCCGTATCGGAGTGGAATACATAAATCGAGGCATCCTTCGTCATGACAGCTTCTATGTTCTGAAACGACTCCAACAGGAACTGATAGAAGGCTTCATTTCCCATGTTATCGTTTTTGATCTTCCCGGCTGTGCCTTCATAGTTCACATTGTAGGGTGGATCGGTAACGACCAGATTTGCTTGCTTGCCATCCATGAGTTGGGTGAAGGTTTCTTGTTTCGTTGAATCACCACACACCATTCGGTGCAGTCCCAATCTCCAGGTATCTCCTAATTTAGTGATCGCTGGTTTCTTGAGTTCCGATTCGACATCGAAGTCATCGTCTTTGATTCCATCCTTGAGTGAATCTTTAAACAGGTCATCCAACTCAGTAAGGTCAAAACCGGTGAGGGAGACATCGAAGTCGGCCCCTTGAAGATCGGTAATCAGGAGGGCAAGTTTCTCTTGATCCCAAGCGCCGCTGATCTTGTTGAGTGCGATGTTGAGCGCTTTTTCTTTCTCTTCGCTCATGTCTACCACCACACACTCGACTTCTGTATACCCTAAATCAAGTAAGATTTTAAGTCGCTGGTGGCCACCTATAACACGAGAAGTGCTTTTATTCCAGATAATGGGTTCAACATACCCGAACTCTTGAATAGAGCGTTTTAGCTTTTCATATTCTGCATCCCCAGGTTTCAAGTCTTTTCTGGGATTGTATTCCGCTGGGAGGAGCTGTTCAATCTTTAGTTTTTCAATCTGCATATTTGCTTGCTACCTTTCTCAACTCTGTTGTCATGTTCACCTGCTCCCAGGGAAACAAGATAGAGTTGAAGTGTCCATAGGTGGAAGTGTCCACATAGAAGGGCGTTCTTAAACGCAACTTCTCGATCATAGCTGCCGGTCGGAGATTGAACACTTCTTTGACAACATCAGCGAGCTGTTCATCTGTAAGTTTACTGGTTTGGAAGGATGTCACATTGATAGCGACCGGATTGGCTTTACCAATGGCATAAGAAATAGCGACCTCGCATTCTGTAGCAAGACCGCTCCCAACAATATTCTTAGCGATATAACGTGCCATGTAAGCTCCGCTTCGATCAACCTTGGTGGGGTCTTTGCCACATAGAGCACCTCCACCATGTGATGCCAAGCCACCATAAGTGTCGACCATGATCTTCCTACCGGTCAGTCCAGTGTCTGCTGCCGGTCCACCCTCAACGAATCTCCCTGCGGGATTGATCAGGATTTCAGTGTTTTCGTCAAAAGGGAAATCTTCAAAGCACTGCCATAAGACCTGGGTGAGGATATCTGCTTTCAACTCGGGCAAAGTTTTATCCTGATCGTGCTGCACGGAAATGACGATGGTCTTGACTCTTTTTGGTTTACCGCTTACGTACTCCACTGTTACTTGAGCTTTGCCATCCGGTTTGATTCCCTTGATTAGATTACCCTTGCGACAACTGTCGATGCGTTGAACTAACCGGTGAGCCAAGACAATGGGAAGAGGTAGCTGCTCCAAGGTTTCGATACATGCATAGCCATACATTGTCCCTTGATCTCCGGCACCCAGGGTGCTATACGGTTCGGTTAGTCCGGCTCGAGCTTCCAAAGCCTGATCGACTCCGGCGGAGATGTCTGCACTCTGCTGATGGACAAAGACAAGAACATCGAATTCTCTGGGATTGTATCCAACATCTCTTAAGACACTTCTCGTGATGTATCGGATATCGACTTTCGCGCTACAGGTGATTTCACCCGCTACGACAATCTTACCTTTTGTCGCCATTACTTCACAGGCAACTCTGGAAGCACGATCCTCTCGCAAGCAAGAATCTAAGATACTATCTGCAATGAGATCACAGAGCTTATCCGGATGGCCCATGCACACGCTTTCTGCGGTTTTGTAAGTTAGCATATTTTCATCACTCCTTATTTCCCTCGCCTTGCTGTAAGCAAACGCTCCATGACGTCATCTTGTGGATTATTTCCACTATACTCCCCGACAGAGTTTTCTTTAACAATTTGAAAGATCTCCATCCAGAGACGGTTGGTCTGGCTCATGTAGTTCTGTCCCATTGCCACATACGGACTTTGTATCGCGTTTCCGGTTGTCGGGTGTTTTGCTAAGAAACCATACTCGGTAACCGCCTCTTCACATTGAATCCATCGAGCTACACTCATGGCGTACCGCTCCAACAACTGTGGCGATACCAGCGCCGCACAATTGCGTTCGTTTAACCATTGCCACGTATTTTTGAAGATTTCTCCGGCAATGAGTGCTTTGCCATCTTTCTGAATGGCTTCCAGCATTTTGTTGGGTTCAGGCATGGAGAGACCTTTTAAATCTGCAGTGTTGTTAAACTCGATGACGGTTAGCTTTCTTCCACCTGGGTTCCCTTCCATGATTTTATCCGCTAAGGGCTTCTTTTTTGCTCCTGCTCCCACTCGAGCACCACCACGAATGGTTCCGTCCTTTGCCATAGCATCACCTCACTAGTATAATAATGTCATAGCCAATAAGACTGGCTATGCAGGTTTCAAAGCTTGACGGTTTCTGTAGACACCACGTTAATCTTAAGGTATTC